ATGGTCTCTTTGTACCCCAAAACGAGTCGATAAGTCATGATTAGTAATGATCAGGTCATCGTTGATACACCACCGGCTGAAATCGTCTCAGATCGGCTGCAATCGGTTTTTTTGCCGGTAACAGCTCCACGAATCCACTCACCGCTCAATGATTTGCCTTCACGCGGCTTTGAATTGATTGATTTTGCTGAGCAGATTATCCCGGGCGGCTTTATGCCGTGGCAAAAATGGCTGGCCGAACACTCGCTCAAGGTAAAGCCGGATGGCAGGTATCACCATCCCGTGACAGTCGCATCCGTTGCGAGACAAAACGGAAAATCAACATACATGATGGCCAGAATCATGATGGGGCTTTTTCATTGGGATGAATCGTTGCAGGTTTCCACAGCTCACCGGCTGGTCACATCGCTGGAGCAATTTCGAGCGATTGTGCAGATCATCGAGGAAAATGCGGATTTGGCCAATCAGGTCAAGCGCATCCGCTGGCAACACGGAGCCGAGGAAATCCAAACGCTCAAAGGCAATCGATTTATCATCAAAGCTGGTGGATCGGCAGCTCGTGGATTGTCAAAACCCGAAACCATCCACATGGATGAAATTCGGGAATTGCACGACATGGAAACTTTTGCAGCAATGCGGTACACCTTGATGGCCGCCAAAAATCCACAAGTCAATTGTTTCAGCTCGGCCGGTGACTCACACTCAATGGTGCTGAATCAATTGCGCGAGCGCGGTTTGGCCGCAGCTAGTGGGGCAGCCGATGATGTGGGCTATTTTGAGTGGTCAGCACCAACTGATGAAATTTCATTGGAAAATGCAGCTTTCGCCAATCCCGGCCTCAACATAACAATTCACCCGGATAACATCCGAGCCGTTTTCAATGATCCACCCGATGTTGTGATGACCGAGGTTTTGAATCGATGGGTTCAGACAATTTCCAGCGTTGTGGGAGCCAAAGAGTGGCAAGAGTGTGGCGATGAAACTGTTGATTTGGATGAGGACAAGCTCACATGGATGGCGATTGATATTTCACCGGATCGAAAAAATGCCGCATTAGTTGGAGCGCAAAAGCTCGGGTCGGAAACTTTTGTTGTGAAGCTATTACATACATGGGAAAACACGATTCAACTGGATGATCGAGCAATTGCCAACGATGCAGCCTCTTATTGCCGAAAGTACCCGATTGAGTATTTGCTTTATTCACGGCGCACATCCGGAGCTGTTGCATCGCGTATGCAGCCGGCCGGTATCCCGATCCATGACATGGATGCCGATTATCCTCAAGCGTGCGATGAATTATTGGGCGCAATCAATTCCGGGCGTTTGAAACATCGCAATCAATCAAAGCTAACCGAGCAGATTCTTTCAGCTGTGCAATTGCGTAGAGGCGATGGCGGATGGGTAATAGGAAGGCGAGCAAGCGGAACGGCCGTGGCCGCTGCCGTGGCATCAGCATTGGTCACGCACTTTGCGACACGCCCAGAAACAGAAATCGACATTTTAGTGGGTTGATGCTTGACATTTTGAGAAAATGGGTGCATGGGATTATTTGATCGAAAGCGCACCATTGAAGCCGTGGCAATTGACCGCGGTGCTGATGTAGCTGCACAAATTGGGCCAGCTCCAACGCTGGATGCATTTTTCCCATTTGGTGGAGCCGATTACATTGTAAGCCGCGAGGAAGCAATGTCCGTGCCAGCAATTGCTCGCGCACGCAACATGATTTGCAATTCAATCGCGACAATTCCTTTGATCACACGCGACAAAGATACAGGTGCAATTATTGATCAACCTGTTGTGATTTCTGATCCGGACAAGCGAGTACCAGGAGCCGCATCATGGGTGTGGGCTTGTGAGGATTTGCTATTCACAGGATTTTCGTATTTTCAAGTCATTGATTTGTTTGCCGATACCGGCCGCGTGCGCCAAATGTGGCGCGTTGCTCCAAATCGTGTTGGTGTTTTCTTAAACTCAATTGGCACACAAATTGAGTATTACACAGTCGATGGATCGCGTGTGCCAATGTCTGGTGTTGGATCACTTGTGGTGTTTTACGGCAACGATGAAGGTTTATTGAACAGAGCTGGCCGCACAATCCGTGCCGGTGCAGAGCTTGAAAGAGCAGCTGCAATGTACGCCAAAGAGCCTGTGCCATCGATGGTTTTGAAATCAAATGGAACAGCATTGCCAGCTGATCGCATTGCAAAACTTTTGGATGCATGGGGCGCAGCTCGTAGAAATCGCGGCACAGCGTTTCTCAATGCTGATGTTGAATTGACAACAGTTGGATTTTCTCCAGAGCAAATCGGCCTCAATGCCGCACGCGAAATCATTGCAACAGAATTAGCTCGAGCCGTGGGAATTCCGGCATACTTTATTGATGCGCCGACTGGATCATCCATGACCTATGCAAACGCCCAAACGGCGCGTCAAACTTTGTTGGACTTTTCGCTTTTGCCGCTGATGAACAGCATTAGCAGCAGGCTATCAATGCCAGATTTTACGCCATCAACACAGCGCGTGGAATTTGATTTGAAGGCTTACCTACGCGGATCAGAAAAAGAGCGTGCAGAGATTTACAAGATTTTATTTGACATCGGGGCGATCACCACCGATGAAATTAGACAAATGGAGGACATGATCTCATGAAGCTAACAACACCAATGCACATAACGGCAGCTGATTCAGATTCACGCACAATCAGCGGTCGCATCGTTGCTTTCAATGAGCACGCAAACGCATCAACCGGCAAGGTTGTATTTGCTCGCGGATCAATTCAGCCACAAGATGTTTTTTTGAACCTTGAGCACGACAACACACGCAGAATTGGCAAGAGCATTGCCATGACTGTGAACGACAAGGAAATGACAGCAACATTTAAGATTGCCAACACAACAGCCGGCACCGATGCACTTACAGAAGCAATGGAAGGCTTACGCGATGGATTTTCAATTGAGTTGGCCGTGGACAATTACGAAATGCAAAAGGATGGCACCATGAAGGTGCTCAATGGTCAGCTCACAGCTGTTGCGCTTGTAACAGAGCCAGCTGTGCGATCAGCTCGCGTGCAAGAAGTTGCCGCATCAGAAGATTCTGAAACTGAAACAGTTACAGAGACAACAAACCCAAATGAAGGAGACAAGATGGACAACACTACCGAACCAGTAGCTCCTGCCGTTGAACCGGTAGCAGCTCCAGAAGTCGCACCTGTACAGGCATCACGCCCGGCTTACTACACAGCACCACGCTCACCAATTGTGGACAAGGTTTCATACCTTGAGCACTACCTGCGCGCAAGCGTTTTGCATGATGAGGATTCACGCCAGTATGTCAAGGCAGCTGACAACACAACATCAACAGCACCCGGCATGATTCCAACACCACAAAGCACACAGGTCATCAATGCACTTGCAAATGCTGATCGTGGAACAATCGATGGCATCAGCCGCGAAACTTTAGTTGCAGAAGGTATGACTTTCGAATTGCCTCGCGTAACAGCTGTGCCAACAGTATTGCCAATCGATGAAAACGATCCAGTTACAGAATCATCACTATCTGCAACCTTTCTATCCGTTTCTGTTCAGCCTTTCAAAGGCCGTGCAATTTCCACAGTAGAACTCATTGACCGAAGCCGGCCAGAGTACCTAACAGCTTTGCTGCAGAATCTTGAATTTGCTTATGCAAAAGAAACTGATGAGTATGCATTGGCACAAATGCAAGCGGCCGTCACTACTGTGACAGCACAGGCAGCAAATTCAGCAACCGGATTTCTGGGATACACATCAAAGGCAGCCGCAAATGTTTATGGCGCATCACTTGGTTTTGCACGCTCATTGATCGTTTCACCAACACAATGGGGAAACATCATGGGATACAACGACAATGGCGCACCACTTTACAACGCAGCACAGCCTTCAAACGCAGCTGGAAATGTACGCGGTGATTCATTGCGCGGTGTAGTTTCACCGGGCTTGAACCTTTATGTTTCACGCTCATTTGGTAACGCTGGCACAACAACAGCCGATGGCGATTCTTCAATGGTTGTTGTCAATCCAGACAGCTACACATGGTATGAATCTCCACGCTTTACGCTACGCAGCAACATCAACAGCGATGGAACAATTGACATTTTGTACTACGGCTATGGCGCACTAGCTGCCAAAGTGCCAAATGGTGCACAATTCAACAACCTCCCATAAATCACTATCGGTAGCGGTCGCTCCCGAACGCTACTGACACGAAAGGAACCGAGATGCCAGCAATTGTCACAGCCTCACAGCTGAGGTCTAT